TCATTGGTTAAAGAAAAACCATACAAGAAAATATTTTGATTGGTATGTTGCAAAGAAACCAAGTGGCCAGCCACATAAACGAGACCATAAAAACAGGTCTTTACAGTTTGCCTATTCTCAAATGAAATTAGATAAGACACTGATTCGTTCAGAACACGCTAGAGGTATTTACTTCTCACCTTTATATGATAACACAGCAGAGTTTCTCCGTGGTGATATAACAGAAGACAAATTGGTCAAATCGTTTGACACATCAACTGAAGCTCTTGTAAATATATGGAAAGAGAAGTATGCAACCAAGAGGATAACCAATCTGAAAGAACAAGGAAGAGTGTCCAATGAGACTTTATTCTATGATGACTTGATTACCTTGTCTTGGGACGAAACTAAAGAAAAATATCTAACACAGGTTGGTCGGTAATAATAAAAATAATGCTTGACTTTTATAAAAATCTGTGTATAATGGTTACTGAAAATGCGGGGGGAGTTAATCGAACTAGGTTCCCCATCTAGTTAGTTGGTGTAAGTCCAACACCCCGCTCCAAATTTCATTTTACTCTCCTAAAAAATGCTAAAAAGGCCTTGACAAAAGGCCTTTTTTGATGTATCCTATCCATATGATAGTGAAAAAGAGAGAAAAAATGGCAGATACAAATCTAAAAGAGTTCAAATCTCAACTTGCCAAACTGATGGCAAACGAGAATATTCAAATCGAACACCAAAAAATCTCAACAGCAAAATTTGATGTAAAAAATCGTGTGTTATATCTTCCAATCTGGACTGATATGACTGGTTATACATATGACTTATTATGTGGTCACGAAGTTGGTCACGCACTCTTTACGCCTGAAGAAGGATGGCATGATGCTGTTGTTGATAAAGCTAAAGGTAAAAACTACAAAAACTTTTTAAATGTGGTTGAAGACGCTAGAATTGAAAAGCGTGTTCAAAGAAAATATCCAGGTCTTAAACAATCATTCAAAAAAGCATATGCTGACTTAATGAAAAAAGACTTCTTTGGTATTGGTAAAAGAGATATCAATAGTTTTCCTTTTATCGATAGATTAAATCTTTTCACAAAATCTCAATATGTTCTGCCTGTTGATTTCAATGAATATGAAACTAAACTTTTAGAAAAAGTAAAAGCTGCAGAAAGTTGGGACGATGTTGTTGCTGTTACAAAAGAAATTTATGATTATTCTAAAGACGAACAATTAGATTATGAAGACGAACTTTCATTTGATATCAATTTAGGTGATGATGAAGAACTCGAAGATGGTGATGAATTTGATAGTGAAGATAATGAAAACACAATCGAACCTGAAGCAGAAGATAAAAAAGAAGTTGAAGACGATAGTCAAGCTTCTAGTGGGAATAATGATGATGGTGAAGAAGACACCCCCTGGTTTGAATCCAAACAACAAGTTATCAATAGAGTTAAAGAAGATAATGCTTCTGAATTTGACCAAGAATTCACACCGTCTTGCCAAACAGATGAGAATTACAGAGATAACGAAGGTAGATTAGTTGATGAACAATGTAAGCCTTATCGTTACCTTGAATTTCCAAAAGTTAAAAATTATAAAGATGTTATTACACCAGCTAAACGAGTTCAAGAGCTTTTAACAAAAGATTTTGAAAAACAAATATCAGATGATTGGTTTCCAAGAGAAAACATTGATAAGTTTTATAATGAATTCAAAAAGAAAAATGACAAATACATTTCGCTTCTTGCTAAAGAATTTGAAATGAAAAAAGCGGCAAAAGTATTTGCAAAAAGAAAAGTATCAAGCACTGGTGAATTAGATATCAATAAACTTGCTAGTTATAAATTTGATGATAACATTTTCAGAAAAGCGATGATTGTTCCAAAAGGTAAATCACACGGACTTATATTGTTACTTGACTATTCTGGTTCAATGTATTCAAATCTAGCAGGTTCAATTGAGCAGATTTTAGTTCTTGCTGGTTTCTGCCGTAAAGTAAATATTCCATTTACCGTGATGACATTCAGTAATGACAGAAGCGTGTGGCAATATGATAGAGATATTGAAGAAGATATCAAACCAGAAATTTTTGAGAAAAAAACAAACACGATTGCTTGGGATATAGTTCAATTAAGAGAATACATCAATTCTGATATGAATAATGTTGAATATACAAAAGCTGCCAAGAATATGGTGTTGTTAATGAAAGCTTGGGAACATAGAAGTGATTGGAGAAATTCTTTTGAAAATTACAGAACTTATCCTAATGTTCCAAATAATGAAAAACTTACAAACACGCCACTCAGCCAGGCAATTTATTGTTTAGGTGATTATACAAAAGGTTTTAAAAAATCTAAAAATCTTGACCTTGTTAATCTGGTGGTTGTGCATGATGGTGATGCTGACGGAGTAAGACAATATCAATATTATGGTCTTGACCCGTTCAGTTCTTCAAACGAAGAGAGATGGTATCACAAACACTGGTTACAAAATGAAGAAAATATTATTGTTAGAGATAATAGAATTCAATTTCAATCAAAACTTGGTGATGAATATGATTCTTATGATTTCATTTTTAATACAACCGTTCAATGGTATAAAAAATATACCGGTTCAAAAGTAATTGGTTTTTACATTGTAGATGGTTCTAGCTCAAGAGATGTTAAATCTGCTGTTGATAGAGAATATCTGGACCATACAGACGGTTACAGATATGATTGGAATGAAATAAAAGAAGCTGTTAAAAAATTCAGAAAAGATAAAATGCTTATTGGTAATAAAAAAGGCTTCAATGACTTTTATTTAATTCTTGGTGGTAAATCACTCAAAGTAAAAGACCCCGAGATTGAAGTAAATGGTAAAATTACTGCAAGTAAATTAAAAACAGCATTTATGAAAGTAAATAAAAGTAAGCAAGTAAATAGGGTTCTGGTCAGTAAATTTATTGAAAAAATTGCTGCTTAGGGGCTTGACTTTTGGTCCAGTTGTGTTATAATGGCCACATAAGATAGTGAAATAAAGGAGATTATATCATGTCTAATTTGAAAAACGATAGAAAACTTTTTTTAGAAAAGTTAAAAGAAACTGGTAAAGTTTCACTCACTCGAACCGAAATCAATAAAATTGGTAAAGAAGTCGGTTTGAAAAGTTTTGGTTGGTTTACCAAAAAGTCCGACAACAAATTATCACGAGGACTTTACAAGGTTCCAACTGATGTTGCAATTGCTTTACAACCAGCAGTTTCAGTGAAACCTATAATTAACAAAGTTGTTCCAATGCCAAATGTAACCATTAAAACTTCAGGCAATCGTATCGCTAATGTGACTACTGAATTATCGATGACTGATTTGGTTCCTGCTGTTTATGATAATTATGTACCGTTTGGTAATTTCAGTGATATTGTTGCCATTATCAAGTCTGGTAAATTCTTTCCTGTTTTTGTTTCAGGTCAGTCAGGCAACGGTAAAACAATGTCTATCGAACAGGCTTGTGCAAAATTAAAACGAAAATTTGTTATTGTGTCCATGACACCAGAAACCGATGAAGCAGATTTGCTTGGTAACTATGTTCTCATAGACGGTCAGATGGAGTGGAGAGATGGTCCTGTAACAACTGCCGCTCGTGAAGGTGCGGTATTATGTATTGACGAAATTGATTACGGCGCTCAGAACCTAAGTTGTCTTCAGCGTGTGTTAGAAGGCAAACCATTTATGCTGAAGAAAAAAGGCGAAATGGTTACCCCATCTCCGGGTTTCACTATTTTTGCCACAGCTAACACAAAAGGCAAAGGTTCTGAGGACGGCCGTTATATTTTCACAAATGTTCTGAACGAAGCATTCCTTGAAAGGTTCAGAAACACTTACGAACAAGATTGGCCACCCGCCGCTGTTGAGAAAAAAATTATCAATGGTGAACTAGCCAAAGCGGGTCTTACTGATGAAGATTTTTCTGATAAACTTGTAACATGGGCAGACGCCATCAGAAAAACTTTCAATGAAGGTGGTTGTGATGAGGTTGTTTCAACCAGAAGATTGGTTCAAATTGTTGAAACATTCAGTATCTTTGGTGATAAAACTAAAGCATTATCATACTGCTTAAACAGGTTTGATGATGAAACCAAATTCTCATTCATTGACTTGTATTCAAAAGTTGATGCTGGTGCTTCAGTAGATGATATTCTCAAAGTTGAAGAACCTGAAGTTGAAGAGGAACCCGAAACAGATGAGATTGAATCTGACGGAAATCCTTTTTAACTTTGCCTCAATTTTAAATTAAATTTGATATAATAATAACATTCTGGTGAAGGTCGCAACACCAGAATGTTTTTTACCTGCGACATTACATTATGGAGACATACTAATGACTAAAGTATCAAATGCAGCTAAGTATAAAATGCTAGGCTATCTTTCGAAAACATCTGGCTATAATACATTAACAGTTGCTAAAGCTCAATCAATGTTCGGTATCAAGAATGTTGCTGCTCGTATCGATGAACTTCGCAAAGAAGGTCACGCTATTTACATGAACTCTAAAAAAGTTAATGGTAAAAAAGTTAATTTCTATCGTTTGGGCACACCATCTCGCAAAGTCGTTGCGGCTGGTGTTGAGTACCTACGCCAACAAGGTGAGAAAGCATTTGCCTAAAACTAATGCTTAATCTAAAAGAGGGTGGCATATATAATTATGCCACTCTTTTTTTTAATTATGGAATTATATTATGGAAATAAAAATCAATGTTGATGAGTTGAAGAAACATAAACTGTTTATTGCTACGCCAATGTATGGCGGCCAATGTTACGGTCTTTACGCAAAGGCGGCTTTAGATACCCAAACCATATTATCAAAATATGGTATTGAAACCAAATTCTCATTTCTTTTTAATGAATCATTAATTACTCGAGCAAGAAATTACCTTGTTGATGAATTTTTAAGGTCGGGATATACACATTTAATGTTTATCGATTCTGATATTCATTTTAATCCACAAGACATATTAGCTCTTTTAGCATTGGATAAAGATGTAATTGGTGGCCCTTACCCTAAAAAATCAATTAATTGGAGAAATATTGCTGAAGCTGCAAGAAAACATCCAAATATGGATGCAAAAGAATTACCAAGTTTAGTTGGTGAATATGTTTTTAATGTTGTAAAAGGCACAAAACAATTTCAAGTAACTGAACCAATTGAGGTGTTAGAAATTGGTACTGGTCATATGATGGTGAAAAGAGAAGTGTTTGATAAGATTGCAAAAGCATATCCAAAAATTCAATACAAACCAGACCATATAGGCCAAGCAAACTTTGACGGTTCAAGATATATTCACGCTTACTTTGATACAGTAATTGATTCTAAAGATAGTCCTACTGGTGGTGGTTCAGATAGATATCTTTCAGAAGATTATATGTTCTGCCAAATGTGGCGTAAGATTGGTGGTGAAATTTGGATGTGTCCTTGGATGAAAAACCAACATATTGGTACTTACGCATTTGCTGGTGATATGCCTGCTGTGGCAAAATACACAGGTAAATTATGATAAACTACAAATATAGTGAAGATAGGTTACTTAAAGAATTAAAAAAGTATATCGATGAAACTTATGGTGAGCATTATTCCAAAAATAAGTTTCAGGCAACTGAATTTATTCTCGACAGTGGCCACGGTGACGGTTTTTGTATTGGTAATATCATGAAATATGCCCAAAGATACGGCAAAAAAGATGGTTATAACCGCAAAGACCTTTTAAAAGTGTTACACTATGGTATTATAGCGTTACACAATCATGACTTGACGAAGGAAAATACATTATGAAATTATCTACACAAACTATATCAATCTTAAAGAACTTTGGTGCTATCAACCAAGGCATCTTCTTTAAGAAAGGTAAAACACTAAAGACGGTTTCTTCTCATAAAAATATTCTTGCACAAGCAAATATTAATGAAGAAGTTCCTGCCGAATTTGGTGTTTATGATTTAAATAACTTTTTATCAGTAATCTCATTGAGTGCTGATCCAACATTTGAATTTGAAGATAAGAATGTTGTGATTGTTGGCAACAAAGGTCGTTCTAAAACAAAGTATCGTTTTTGTGAGCCAACAATGATTGTTACACCTCCTGAAAAAGAATTAGCAATGCCTGATCCTGAAATCTCAATCTCATTATCAGAAGATGACTTTGATGATATTATGAGAACAGCTTCTGTTCTTTCTTCTCCACAAATTGCTGTTGAATCTGATGGTAAAAAAGTTAATCTTGCTACATTAGATACAGCAAATGATTCTGCTCATACAAACACACTCGAACTTGGTGACGGTGATGGTAAAGTTTATAAAATGATTTTCAAAACAGAAAATCTATCAAAGATTTTACCAGGTAATTATAGTGTGAATATCTCATCAAAAGGTATCTCACATTTTAAAAACAAAGACGCCGACTTACAATATTGGGTTACAACTGAACAAGGTTCTAAATTTGGTGCTTAATTTTTATTATTATATTATGAGGTGTGTGAATGGAACATTTATTATGGACGGAGAAATACCGACCTAAAAAGATTGTTGATTGTATATTACCTGAAAGGTTACAAAAACCATTTCAAGAATATGTCAATCAAAAGAATATCCCTAATCTCCTTTTATCTGGCGGCGCAGGCGTTGGTAAAACCACCGTTGCAAAAGCTATGTGTGAAGAGATTGGTTGTGATTATCTAGTTATCAATGGTTCAGATGAAAGTGGCATTGATACTTTCAGAACCAAAATCAAAAACTATGCTTCATCTATGTCACTTGCCGGTGGCAGAAAAGTTATTATCATTGATGAGGCAGATTATCTAAATCCAAACTCAACTCAACCAGCTCTTCGTAATGCAATTGAAGAGTTTGCTGGTAATTGTTCATTTATTTTTACTTGTAATTATAAGAATCGTATTATCGAACCTTTACATAGTCGATGTGCGGTTGTTGATTTTGCATTGAAGAATAATGAAAAGGCTGAAATGGCAAAACAATTCATGCAAAGAATTGAATATGTTTTGAATATTGAAAAGGTTGAGTTTGAAAAACCAGTAATTGCTAATCTGATTACAAAACATTTTCCAGATTTCAGAAGAGTAATCAATGAACTACAAAGATACTCTCAATTTGGTAAAATTGATACTGGCATTCTTGCTCAGATTGGTGATGCTAAACTTGATGATATTATTAAACATATCAAAGCAAAAGACTTTGGTGCTATTCGTAAATGGGTTGGTGTTAATGATATTGATTCAAATACTTTCTTTAGGCAACTATATGATGCCTTGTATGAAACGATGAAACCAAAATCAATACCACAAGCTGTTTTAATTATTGCTGACTATCAATACAAAAATGCTTTTGTTGCTGATGGTGAAATTAATCTAGTGGCTTGTTTGACCGAACTCATGGCAAATTGTGAGTTCAAGTAATGAGTAGCCCTTTTGATTATGTAAAAGAGATTCTTTCAGGTAACAAACAACTTATTGTTGATGAACTAACTGAAAAAGAATACAAGCCATTTCTCACAAACCGTTCATTATCTTATCACCGTGATTGTATCTTTTATGCTAATGAAATGAATCAACACCATCACTTGGATAACAAGTTACAAAATGATTTTTTACTAAATATAGTAAGAAAAAATAAAAGACCATTTGCTAAGTGGGTTAAGACTGTAAAGAGTGATGATATAGAATGTATAAAGCAAGTGTATCATATCTCCGACCAAAAAGCCAAAGAAGTCCTGTCTATACTCACACAACAACAGATAGAAGAATTAAAACAAATGGCTAACACTGGCGGTTTAGGAAAGAAAAAATAAAATGGTAGATTTAAACAATTTTATAGAAGTCACACTCAAACACCAAGATGACTTTCTAAAAGTGAGAGAGACTTTAACCCGAATTGGGGTCTCTTCACGCAAAGAAAAAGTTCTTTATCAGTCTTGCCACATTTTACATAAGCAAGGCAAGTATTATATCGTTCATTTTAAAGAACTGTTTGCTCTTGACGGCAAACCATCAAATATATCCGAGAATGACATTCAAAGAAGAAACGCAATAGCTAAGTTGTTAGAAGAATGGGGTCTGATTAAAATTATGAACCCAAAATTACTTGAGGACAATGTAGCACCTTTACATCAAATTAAAATCATATCGTTCAAAGAAAAAGACGATTGGGATTTAATTGCAAAATATAATATTGGAAAAAAACCAGGCGAACAACATTAATTGCCTCATTTTTAGACCAAATATGTTATAAATATAAGCGAGATGCCTAACTAGGGTCTCGCTTTTTTAATCTTGCTTAATAAGGAGAATATAACATGACATTAGCAAATCGCTTTTCATTTACACCTTTATATCACTCAACACTTGGGTTTGAAAATTTATTTAATGAAGTTGAGAGAATGTTAGAAGCTACAACAGAAAAAACAAATCACTCTTTTCCACCACACAATATCGTTAAAGTTGATGACTATCATTATGTCGTTGAACTAGCGGTTGCTGGTTATTCAAAAGATGAAATTGACATTACTGTTGATGACGGACATTTAATTGTAAAGGGCAACAAAGATGAGAAAAATGCTGATTTGGCAGATATCACATATCTACACAAAGGCATTGGTCTCAGAGCTTTCACAAAGACATTGAAAATTGCTGACACAGTAGAAGTTCATGGTGCCGAATATAAAGATGGTATTTTACGAATTGGTTTAGAGAATGTAATTCCTGAAAATAAAAAACCTCGTAAAATTGAAATTGGTAAAGAACTTAAACTACACAAGCAAGAGCTTTTGAAAGAAACTAAATGAAAGGTGGGGGTATAACTACTCCCATCTTTTTTACACACAAACACAGACACACAAGGAGAAAATTATGTCTAAATTTGAAACACCAAAATTACCAGAAGTAAAATTCAACAAAACAGGTTACGAAATCCGCACTGATGTTTTAGCAATGGCTAAAGAATTGGTTTTGGATGAATACCATACAAAATTCGCTGGTTGGGAATTAACAACCAAAAAAGATGCAACAACTGGTGAGGTTGTAACTAAAGTTGATATGCCTCAGTATCCAGGTCTCGACATGGTTCTTCAAACAGCTGAGAAGATGTATAGCTTTATTAATCAGAAATAAATATAACGGGGTGAGAAATCACCCCTTTATTTTATAGGAAAAAGATTATGAACTTATCAAAAAATTTTACATTAGCAGAATATACAAAGAGCCAAACAGCTCTTCGTTTGGATATTGATAACACTCCAAATGACCAACATCTAACGGCAGCTAAAGCTTTGTTTGAAAATGTTGTTCAACCTGTAAGAGACCGATTTGGTCCAACAGTTATCAATTCTGGTTATAGAGGACCTAAACTTAATGAAGCTGTTGGCGGAACACCAACTAGCCAACATTGTTATGGTGAAGCGGTTGATATTGAGGTGCCGGGAGTTCCAAATGCCGAAGTGGCAGAATGGATTGTAAAAAATACAGAATTCGACCAAGTCATTTTAGAATTTTATACACCGGGTATTCCTGATTCTGGTTGGGTTCATGTTTCATATAAAGCAAACGGTGATAACCGAAAACTTGCTTTAACTGCTATGAAAGAAGATGGCAGAACTGTTTATAAAACTGGTTTAATTAAATAAGGAAAATAACTATGGCTTTAAAATTAGAACTTGAAGTGCAGGAAATTAACACCGTTCTTAGATCACTAGGTAAACACCCCTTTGATGAGGTTTTTAACCTAATTCGTAAAATTAAAGAACAAGCTGAACCACAATTTGCTGCTATGCAACAAGAAGCTGAAC